GTTCTGCATGTCTCATTCTCATCTCTCCACATATCGGGCAAAATTGCCCCGCAAACCCTGACCCGCAGGGCTTGCAGAGTGTTTTACTCAGCCATCAATTCGGAATAGTCAACCGCGAGAACGTCATCAATTTTTACTCCGGCTTTGTCCCACGCTTCTAAAATTTCGGCGCGGTGTTTGCTTGCATAGGCTTGGGCATGTAAACATTCGGTTCTAATGTAGAGAATGTCGTCTACTTGGTAGCGGTTGGGCTTTTCTAAAGCCTCGGCAAGATGCCGAACGGTAAACAGTCGTGCGGCGGCGTTTGCGCTAAAACCCTTGGGGGTTGGGCGGTTTCTGCGGTGCTGGCGTTCAGCTTCTAGATTCATCTTGAACAATTTATCGCTGACAGCTTCGAAACCGTGGAAAATTTGCGGGAGTGCATTAAATGCGTGGTCAATCGTTTTTAGTTGCTGCTTCATGGTTTGCCTTTGGTTGGTTAAGTGATGTGTTGTATTGATTAGGGTTGTATCAGCTAGGTTCTGAATTGTCAAGCATGACCTGAAAATAAATTTAGATGTCCATCGTTTGGGCGTGTTGCTCGATCTCATAACCCAATTTTTTGATGGTGTTGAGAGCTTCCCTAGTGAGGGTTTTCGTGCCCGTCAGGTCAGCAAACAAGCGCGAAACGGCACAAGCTGGATAGGCTTGCACGATGCCGTAAACCGATTTGGTGCGAATGATAATTTTCATGGTTCATTGTCCTATCAATTTGCCCGTTCTGCCCTTGGTGAACGGATGATTAAAAATGCCGGATGGAGTGAATTCGGGCGGGAATAGAATCACCTCATGGAATGGGTAAAACTGCGGTGTCTCATTTTCGGGCACAAAAATCCAGCCACCTGCGCCGTGTTCATGGCGATACGTGCGGGCATCGGTTTCATTGGCAAAGGTTTTATAAGTGTTCATGATGTTATTTCCAAAGGATGTCAAAATAAGCCATAGCAAAAATGGCGAGAGCTGCACCAAGTAGGATCGCTGTTAGCAAATCCCATGTTTGGTGCTTGCGGGGTGGTTTGTAGTGCTGTCTCATGCTTTTAGTTCCTTTGTTATTGCGTCAATTTCAGCATTAAGCGCGTTTTGCTGTTCGATGTAGTCGCGCCGGATATAGGCGTTACCGATATCAAAACTCAAGCCCAAACGCTGCGCTTTTTTCAGTAGCTGCAAAAGTTTTTGAACTTGCTCAGCATCGGTTTTTTCAGTAGCTGCCAAAAATTCTGTGTTCATGGTTTACTCCTTTGTAAAAAGTGCTTGAATGGTGGTAACGCGACCGCGCAGTCCTGAAACCTCATCCACCCCGAATTCATCCACATTGTCATCATAAGAAAAGTGGGCGAATACATAACCCTCGGGCGCGTCATAGGCTGCCTCGATAGTGTTAATCACCCAACCGTCAATGCTTTCTAGTTCATTGTCCTCAAGCCCTGATGCATCATCATTGATGAGGTAAGGCAAATAGTGTTCTGCAATGGTGTAATCCACCGCGATAAATTCGCGGGGCTTTTCTTCGCTTTTGCGCTCCTGGTACATTGCCTCAAGTGTCGCAATTTCGGAAGCGGTGCGCTCGGGATTTTTAAATCCGTTGGGGTTTTCCATCTCAAGCTCTGCTAGTGTCTTCATAATTTTCTCCAGTTGGTTTACCCTTTCGGGCGGGATAAGTTTGATTGTTAGAGACAATCCACAAACCCCCCGCGAGAGGTTTGTAGGTGTCACTTCTTTAATCCATCATCTTTTGGTTTCTTAAAGAATCATGGTAATGCACAAGCGCCAAACCCTTTTCAAAAATCTCAGGAAAAGCCTTTGCTAGTTTTTCTGCATTAGAGTTGTCCGCTTTTAGGTATGCTTCACCAATCAGGGCAGCAAAACTACCATTTGCTCCAGTTGTGAGCTCTAAACTTGCCTTTAACATTTCATTGTGTGTCATACGTTTCCTAGGTTGATTAAGTTATCTGCTTCACTCATGTGATGCATTGGTTGTAATACTAGCAGCCAAAAACAAGAAAACCATTAGGGAAAACCCTAATAAAGCACTGATCGTTTGTACAGTAAACAACAAAAAAGCCGGTAAAACGCGCACGAAGTGCAAAGGTTCCCCATTTGTACCCCTATAATCCACTGATCTTATATACAGTAAATGGATATGACGCTATCACGTAAGGCAATTAGAGAGGCATTAGAGACAACACCCATTGAAACGATACTGGGTGTTCAGTCTAAGGGGCTCACATCGAAACAAAAGAAATTCGCTAAAGGTGTCGCAATGGGTAAGACTAAAGCCGATGCGTATAGGACAGCATACAAAGCCGATGCAAGCCCACACACATTGCGCAATGAGCCGTATGTGCTCGCCAGCGACCCAAGGATAAGCCGTGAAATACAAGCCTATGAGATGGCAATTAGGGCGGCGGAACATCGCACCCCCACTGCTTTGCGTGACTTGGTGATCCATTCGCTAGTGCAAACCTTGATTGACCCTGAGACTGGAGCGGCACAAAGGATACAAGCGGCGAAGGTGCTGGGGACTGTGACAGAAGTGGCGGCTTTTACTGACCGGAAAGAGGTGACGACCATCACATCATCACATGACGCGCGCGAGCGCGTGATGCGCGAGCTACGTGTGCTCATGAACAACGATGCGACCGATGCGACTGTGATTGACGCAGAATCGCTGATGGCCGAACTCCACCCCCCGCAGGGGGCCACAAGCGTGGAAGCGGAGTCCCGCTCAGAATTACATACTACTCCACTCGAACAAATTCCATCTTTATCGGACCCCACCCCCTCATCTGAGGAAGACCCCCCGCATATTTAAACGTTTAAATATAGATTTTATATTGTGAAAAAAAAAATATTGATTAGTGAGTCTATGCGTATTACGAGAGCGCACATGAGTTATGAAGAATGTTTGCTAACAAATATGAGCCCGGCCCAGAAAGAAGTCTTTTTTGTTATAGATGAGTGGTGGAAGAAGTATGGATACAGTCCATCGCTTCGGGACATTGCTTACCACAGGGGGAAGATGGGTCTTGGGAATACGAAGAAGATTGTGGACAAGTTAGTAGAGCTTGGAGTGATAAAGAAGTTAGACGGAAAAGGTAGGACGATAAGACCCGTCTACATAAATTTTAGGAACTTGGAATAGTGGATATAGAGAAGCTAGTAGGAGAGTTGCCTCCTAATGAGCAGGAGAAGATCTTATCTTGGGTGTCTACTTATAAGGACGCGCTTGAGAGGGAGAAGTGTGAGCAGAGCTTCCTACCGTTTGTAAAGAAGATGTGGCCGAGCTTTGTACACGGGCGTCACCATGCGGTCATGGCTAAGGCGTTTGAAGATGTGGCTTCTGGGAAAATTAAAAGGCTGGCGATCTCCTGCCCTCCTCGGCATACAAAGAGTCAGTTTGGCTCTTTCCTCTTTCCGGCTTGGTTTTTGGGGAAGTTCCCGGATAAGAAGGTGATGCAGTCTTCTAATACATCCGAACTGGCCGTGGGGTTTGGTAGGAACGTCAGGAACCTAGTCATGAGTGAAGAGTACTCTAAAGTATTCCCGAATGTAAAATTAAGACAGGATAGCAAGTCGGCGGGACGTTGGGCGGTGAACCAGTACGGAGAATACTTCGCTATCGGAGTTGGAGGTACGATGACCGGTCGAGGTGCGGATATTGTAATTATTGACGATCCCCACTCGGAACAAGAGGCGACGATAGCTTCTCACGATCCTTCGGTTTATGACTCCGCCTATGAGTGGTATACATCCGGTCCTCGTCAGCGTCTCCAACCTAACGGGGCAATAATCATCATCGCGACAAGATGGTCGGAACGAGATCTTATTGGGAGAGTTTTAAAAGACGCGGCCGAGCGAGGGAAGGAAGATGAGTGGCGAGTGATTGAGTTTCCCGCGATATTACCTAGTGGGAATCCCCTATGGCCTGAATTCTGGTCTTTGGATGAACTGTCCGCCTTGAAGGAGGAGCTACCCCCTTCTAAGTGGAATGCTCAGTATCAACAAAGTCCGACGGGCGAAGAGGGTGCAATCGTAAAGAGGGAGTGGTGGAAAGTCTGGGAACAGGACGACCCTCCGAGGTGTGAATTTATAATTCAGAGTTGGGACACTGCTTTTACCAAAAATGAAAGAAGTGACTATTCCGCTTGCACAACTTGGGGGGTTTTCCATATGAACGAAAATCCAGAGGATGTACACATCATCCTTTTGGACGCGTTTAAAAAGCGGATGGAGTTTCCAGAATTAAAGGAAAGAGCCTACGAGCTTTATATGGACTGGGAGCCTGACGCCTGTATCGTCGAAGCCAAAGCAGCGGGTGCTCCTTTGATATTTGAGTTGAGGCAGATGGGGATTATGGTGAGCGAATACACACCTAGCCGAGGGAATGACAAGTTTGTCCGTTTAAATTCCGTGACGGATTTAATCAGGTCGGGTAAAGTATGGGCACCTGATACTAGGTGGGCGCGGGAACTGATAGAAGAAATGGCTGTATTCCCAAACGGTCAGCATGATGACCTGACCGACAGCGCGACCCAAGCCCTAATTAGATTTAGACAGGGCGGATTCTTGAGATTAGAGTCCGATGAGAAAGAAGAACTGAAGAGTTTCCGCCGGAAACACATTTACTATTGAGGCACTATGGACATTAGCAAATCACTTTATCAAGCCCCCATTGGGATTGAAGACATTATTCCTAACGACGAACCCGCCATTGAGATTGAAATAGAAAATCCCGACGGCGTGACCATTGGGATTGATGGGATGGAAATATCCATGATGCCAGAAGATGTCGAAGAGTTTGACGACAACTTGGCCGAAAACATGGACGGCGGAGAACTTCAGAAAGTTGCCAGCGATATTATTGAAATGGTGGACTCCGACATCAACAGCCGTAAGGACTGGGTAGAGATGTTGGTTAAAGGTCTGGAAGTTCTTGGAATGAAATACGAAGAGCGGACAGAACCTTGGAACGGAGCCTGTGGTGTTTACTCTACCGTATTAACTGAAGCGGCTGTAAGGTTTCAATCCGAGACTATTACCGCGACCTTCCCTGCTGCTGGCCCGGTCAAAACCGAAATCATTGGAGCGATTGATAAGCTAAAAGAGCAAGCCGCTCAGCGAGTTTCGGAAGACATGAATTATCAGTTGACCGAGATCATGCAGGAGTACCGTCCCGAGCATGAAAGAATGCTCTACTCTCTGGGTCTTTCTGGATCTGCCTTTAAAAAAGTCTACTACGACATTTCTTTAGGTCGGCAGACGGCTATCTTTATCCCCGCTGAAGATATTATTATTCCTTACGGCGCTTCAAGTGCCCAGACTTCTGAGCGTTTGACTCACGTCATGAGGAAAACCAAGAACGAACTGAAGAAATTACAGGTTTCTGGGTTCTATTTGGATACGGATCTTGGAGAACCCGTCACGATTCACAGTGATGTGGAGAAAAAGAAGGCCGAAGATCAAGGATATTCCCTAACTGACGACGACCGTTATCAGATTCTTGAGGTTCACATTGACTATGACCTCCCCGGCTACGAAGATGAGGACGGAATCGCTCTTCCTTACGTCATTACGATTGACCGTGGTACTCAAGAAGTCCTGTCTATCCGCAGAAACTGGGTCGAAGGCGACAAAAACCAGAAGAAACGCCAGCATTTTGTCCAATATACCTACGTTCCCGGATTTGGAGCCTACGGTTTGGGTCTTATTCACTTGATTGGTGGGTACGCTAGGGCTGGAACATCGTTAATCCGTCAATTGGTGGACGCTGGTACTCTATCTAACCTCCCCGGCGGACTGAAATCCCGTGGATTGAGGACAAAAGGCGACGACACCCCGATTGCTCCGGGTGAATTTAGGGATGTGGACGTACCAAGTGGGTCCATTCGGGACAACATCATGCCTCTGCCCTATAAAGAACCGTCACAAGTTCTGGCAATACTCCTTGAGAAGATCACGGAAGAAGGAAGAAGGCTTGGTTCTATAGCGGATATGAAGATATCCGACATGTCCGCCAACGCTCCTGTGGGAACTACTCTGGCTCTCTTGGAGAGGCAGCTTAAAACCATGTCGGCGGTACAGGCTCGTGTTCATAACTCCATGAAACAAGAGTTCAAGTTACTCAAAGACATCATTCGGGACCACACCGAAGGATCTTATGAGTACGATCCATCCGAGGGAGAGAGACGAGCCAAGCAAATGGACTACGACATGGTGGACGTTATCCCCGTGTCCGATCCCAACTCCGCCACTATGGCCCAGCGGATCATGCAGTACCAAGCCGTCATTCAGTTGGCTCAAGGCGCTCCCCAGATCTACGACCTACCCCAGCTTCATCGTCAGATGATTGACGTTCTAGGAATTAAAAACGCGGAGAAGCTCGTTCCCATTGAGGATGACATGACTCCCCGCGATCCCGTAAGCGAGAACATGGCGTTCTTGACGGGTAAACCCACCAAGGCGTTTATCTACCAAGACCACGATGCCCATATCGCCGTCCATACCTCGATGATGCAGGACCCCATGATCATGGCCCAGATGGGACAGAACCCAATGGCACAACAAATGCAAGGGGCGATCATGGCTCACATTGCTGAACACTTGGCTTTCCAATATCGGAAGCAAGTTGAAGAAAGATTGGGAGCCACCCTACCCGCACCCAACGCGGAACTAAAAGAGGACGTTGAAGTTCAACTGTCTAAGCTGGTGGCCCAAGCATCTGTTCAATTACTTCAGATGCACAAAGGCCAAGCCGCCCAACAGCAAGCCCAGCAACAGGCTCAGGATCCAATTATCCAAATGCAACAGGCCGAGCTTCAGATTAAACAGCAAGAAGCCCAGACACAGGCTCAGAAAGTTCAAGGAGAGCTTCAGATTAAACAAGCTGAACTCCAATTGAAGGCTCAGGAACTTCAGCAGAAGGCCCAGTTTGAAATGGCTAAAAATTTACCTTAAGGAGAATGAATGGACCCTAAAGTATTGAAACTTCTAAATTCAAAATTAGAAGAGAGACGACAAGAGTTGATTGAGTTTTTGGGTGATGGTGGGGCTAAATCCTACGATCACTACAAAGAGGTGTGCGGCGTTTTACGTGGGTTGTTGACCGCACAATCAGAGATTAATGACCTACTGCAAAAAATGAAAGAGTACGAAGATGAGTGAACTATTGATAGGCCAAACTCTGGATCCGCAAGGGCCAGTATCCGTGTTACCTGAAACCGCCGAAGAAAAGGCACGTCAGTTACCGGATCCGCAAACTTACCATGTTCTATGTATGCTCCCCGAAGCAGAAGAAGAATATGAAAGTGGTTTATTAAAAGCAGGTAAAACAATTCAATTTGAAGAACTGCTAAGCCCAGTGTTATTTGTGGTCAAGATTGGCCCGGATGCATTTAAAGATGAGAAGCGATTCCCGTCTGGCCCATCATGTAAATCAGGAGACTTCGTATTGGTTAGACCTAATACTGGAACCCGCATGAAAATTCATGGCCGTGAGTTCCGCTTAATCAGCGACGACTCCATCG